ATATTAAAAATGATTACTAAAAATGACCTTGAATTATTGGAGTAATAAATGTGTCAAAATTTTTGTGAGATTTAGCCAGCGTGTTTGTGATAAAAGGTTTAAAAGTGATAAGACGTAATTACGAGGCTAGTATATGTATTTATTTTAACATAATATTTTTAAATGTAAACACTTTTTTTAACTAAATTTAACATGAATAATAAATATTGGAGAAAATGAATAATATGTATTACTGCAAAGCATGCTTACCCAAAAAATACAAGAACGTGTACTGGTTAAAGATGACGTATGGTAGATGTTCTAAATGCCAATATTCACATGAGTGTTACAATGTACCGAATATAAAATAATTTTCTTTCCTCTACCCTCCCCTACTTTGTCAAGGGGCAAATTTATCGCTTTTTTGCCCCCCTCGGCAGGGTAGGGGGGTATTTATCCACAAAATCTGTTGATAAGTATGTTTGTAACTGCATAATATTCTTGTGCATTACTTATTTTACAGTACAAACAACAGATTGTTCATTTATTTACCATTCTATCAAATTTATCTTTAGCTGTTTTATAACTTCTATAAAACCATGCGTATCGCCCGAAATCTTCATTCCCTGGATATATCTCCATTTCATCTCCATATTTATATTTATTGCTTTTACCAAAAAAGATTTCAGGAACTTTCATTTTTCTTATTTTTACCACCTCGTATACTTTAACGCCTGATGATTTTTTTCGACAATATAAAGCATAGTCCCCTACTCGCTCTTTTTGTGTAAATTCACACCCAATTTTTCTAAAGTTCTCATTCAGTGTATATAGCATGTTTTAGACCCGTTTTAGTTTTAGTAGTACGTTTGCATCAATTTCATCTAAAAACGTCTTAAATCTCATTACCACACAATCCTAGACGTGTTTTCAAATAAGATTTAAGACGAAATATACATCAATCGTCTCTTAGATAGTTTTCAACCACCCGTATTGCTGCTTCACATCCAAACGCCACCGTTGCGTAGTAACCATTTCTGTTCAAGTATTCTAGCCAGAATTTTTGGCTATCGCTGACGCTACTCATTTTGCCATCAGAACGCTTAAGTTCGATCCAGAGCCCGTGGTGACCATTTCTTGGAATAGGTAGGCAAACATCGGGGATCCCAGCTTTTACGCCCATACGCTTAAATTTGGCCCCTTCCCAGGCGTTCCTGAAGCCACCATTGGGTATGTGAAAGTAAATTATCTTTTTCAGGTCCAAATATTGGCATAAAGCTATTTGCTCTTGATCTTCAGTCGCTGATTTTGTTTTGATCATTTTCGACCTCCTGTCTAAGCTTCTTAGAATTTTTCCTTTTAATTTCTTCAAACATCGAATTAATTTTTTCATCCTCATGAAAAGACGGTCGGCTAGATCTAGTTTTTTTCGATACATTTCCATGGTCCTTAATTTTAATTGCATGACGTCTACAGTAATCAATATATGATATTACATTACACATACGATACCTCCTTGAATGTCTGGGTAGATGCATCAAACAAACACGGTTTTAAACTTCCTGTAAATCCAGACCTATTTTTTGAAATAGTAATATCTGTTGGAATTGGTTTGCCTGGTATCATCTCTAAATCTTTTGGTCGATTTAAAAATATCACAACATCTGCGTCTTGCTCAATATTTCCACTATCTCTCAATGAAGATAATTTTGGCGGTCCAGAATCCTTTTGAGATTCACGGTTTATCTGACTCAAAGCTAAAACTGGTATTTTCAAATTCTTAGCTAGCATCTTTAGCGATCTTGAGATAATCCCTATTTGCTCATTTCTAGAATTGTAGTCTTTTCGACGTGAACTTGTTTGTATTAAACCAATATGGTCAATAATCACAAAATCAATATCGTAATTCTTTTTGAAATTATAAATCTGATTTGTTATATCTGAGATCTCATAGCAGTCGCAATCAATGTAAATCTTGTAGTCAACAAAATTGCTAGTTCCGAGCTTATCGCCCATTTTATCAATTTCCGGCTGATGACCACGGTTTAAACCCTCGAAGTTTAATTGCATATCATGAGACATCATTCGCTTGCCGAGCTCGTCATGTGACATCTCTAACGAGATAATTCCTACTTTGCGTCCAGCCTTCGCCGATTGAACGGCAATCTGAGTCGATAGAGCCGTCTTACCGACCGAAGTGCCTGCCGCTAGGATAATCAGGCGCCCTCCGTCCAAAAGTCGCAACACGGCGTCCAGATGAGGAATGTTGGACTTCAGGATATCGGGTAATGATTGAGAACATTTGTCAATAGCCGATAAAGTCATCTCGGTAATCTCTTGCATGTTCTTTTCTTTTCCTGACTCATTAAATTCAAAGTTTTCAATTTGGTCTTTCAGCTTTAAAAAATCATCACCGAAGTTTTCAATATCTTCGCCAGAGAATGTCATTACTTGATTTACAAGACAGTTCAACAAACTTCTTCTCTTTGATTTTCTCTTAATCATCCTGGCATAGTGACATGCATTTGAAATATTGGCATAACCTTCAGTGATAATCTTGACAAGAGATATATCAGCCCCACAGTCAATCAAAGAAACAGCGTCGTAAGGATATCCATTTTTGTGCTTTTCAATAATAATTGAAAATAGCTCTCTGCTGTTTTTATCAATGAAATCATCTTCAGATACAAGAGATCCAATCTCATCCATATCAGCACCCAATAGGATTGCAGCTAACAAAGATTGCTCTATCACAAAATCATTTTCGTCTTCCATTTCAAATTCCTTTTCATTTTAATTTATGTTCAATTAATACACAGGCTCAAGAATCCCCACAAGACTGTGATATCCATTTGTTGCTTTCTTAATTTCTGGGATCTCATCTTCCCATCTCTGATGTTTAAACCATCTGACGACATGAGGCATAGCAGCAACAAATTCGTCAGTTCTATTTTTCTTATTTATCCATGCAATCTGCTTTTCCAATGCCAGCAAAATCTCATCAGCCTGGTCGTTGCTCTTGACCAACTTTTTGAACTGGTCCTTGGCCTGTTTTTTTGAGCCTTTGACGCCCGGGTAGATTTCCCAGATTTGGTCAAACTTCGAGCTGTCTATTTTTTCTTCCTCTTCCTCTTCAAAAACAAAACCGACTTTATTAGTTTTATATTTAGTTTTAATATATAAGAGTGAATCGTCTTGGGCGGACACTTGTGTCCTACTTGACCGGACACATATGTCATTTTTTTTGTCGTATGTGTCCGGGAAAGTGTCACATGTGTCCCCCTTATCTGTATAGTTTTCGTCCATCCACTTGTGCAATAAAAAATCAAACTTATAGGATGATGTCCCCTCATTTTTGCTAGATTCTATCAATTTGAAGGACCTCAATTCGCTAATATAACGTCGTATTTGTCTTTGTGAAATTCCACATTCTTTAGCTAATGTGGCTAACTTTGGATAACACTTTCCGTTACTACCACAATGCTGACTCAAACGTGCAAAAATACATTTAGCTCCAAAAGATAATTCTGTTCTAATCATCAACCAATTCGGTATAAAGCTACCTGTAAACATTCCGTAAGGGTTATAAAAGTTACCCTCATTTTGACTATTTATTAGACTATTATGCATAGATTACTCCATTATTTGTAAGTTTTTATATCTTATTATTGTGTAAATATTATATAAAGAAGCTCCGTTTTTTCGTAGCTTCGATCAATATTTATAAGATTATAATTTTTAAGTTCCTTAAGGTATCGGGATGATTGCTTTTCTCTCAATCCAACCATCCTTGATATTTTAGATAAAGATATGGAACAATCTTTTTCGTCAGCGCATAATTTCAACAGTACGCCATAAACACATTTTGATCCAAAATAAAGATTTTCTACACATAATAATTCTATAGGAATAGAAATATGTGAAAAATTTAAAGCGGGTATCGACATTTAATATTCTCCTTTGAATGGTACAAATCTATACAATCAGCTTGTTTATTTTTTTAATATGTTTTGATATGTTTTTAGAAAAATGTGACAATAATTCAGATAATTCATCTGTTGGCTTGCAATATTTAAGCAGCTTATCTTGATAACTCATCAATTCGATTATCTTTTTATAAGTGCTCTCTAACTCTAAAGAAACATTTCTTTTCATCACTTTCTCCTTGTGTTTTATGTTCAGAAGAGATAACATATTAACATATGCTATCACGTATAAATACTATACATTCAATCAACAGCTTACGCAAGCGGAGTTTAAAAAATGTCTAACGTTAGAAAAATGAACGAAACATCAATGGATGAACTTAAAAAAGCAGTTACTTATTTCGGAAGTCGACGACACATGGCAGCAGCTACTAACCTTGAAATATGCAGAGTAAATCAATTTTTTTGTGGGTTTAGACCAATCCCAGCTAAAACTGCAGTAGAGCTTGAGTACCTTTCTAAAGGTAAAATTAAATGTAATAAATTATTAAACTTTCTCCTTGACGAAGAATCATTACGAGAGTAGTATATTAACTGTGGTTAATAAAGGGAGAAACAACATGACCAACTTTGAAAACTATCTTGAACAACTAATAGAAATAAAGGGTATAGATTGCTGGCAGGACTGTACGTCCGAAGAGCAAAAAAACCTCATACAAGACTTGCTTCATGACAATATATTAGATTTGGCTGAAATATGTCTTGAACAATTAGACATCCCATCTTTAATTAAACTTAATCTAAACTCAATTCTTAAGAATGACTCAAGTTCACTATTATTTACAAGTGAAATAGCAGATCGTTTAGAAGAAATATGCGGGGATTATGTAGATTTAGAAATAAAATCATATAATCAGGAAAGATTAGATGTTAATGAATATGACAACGTAATTGGTCTTTAACTTCAACTTACAAGGATTGTAAATATGAATACTGCAAATAGCATAGTAATGGATTTAGTTAATAATGGTATACCACCAAAGACAATAAGCGATTGTGCCGGAGTTTCTCTTAGGTGCATTGAATGTATCATAGATGGTAAAACTAAAGAACTAAGCACTAAAAACTTCGATAAAGTTTTGGGATTATACTGTAAATTAATAGGTAAATAAAATGAAAGACTACATTAAAGCAAAGGATAGATTGAAAATAATAAGGGATGGTATAGAAGATGATGATTACATCCATATTAAATCAAGACGTCCTAGATCAAACAACTATAAGTCATTGTGCGAGCTAGTTGGAGCAATATGCTTCGTAGCTTTGCTTGGTTTAGTAGTTATAGTCTTATAAAAAAGGAGAAAAAAATGGAAAACAAAAAATTGCTAGATTTAATTATAAGTTTAGTGTCTTCTAAAAATGAAAAACATGGTGCTATTGGTAATTATTCAATAGTTAGAACTTATGCAAGCGGCGTTCATATTGGATTCATAGAAGACGTACAAAGCAATCAGGGTAGAAGCAGAATAACAATAAAAGATTCGCGAAGGATTTGGTATTGGTATGGTGCATTTACATTGTCAAAAATAGCTAAAGAAGGTGTGAGACATCCTGAAAAACAAAAATTCAGTTGTATAGTTCCTATTCAATATATTGAAGATGTTATCGAAATAATACCGTTAACTTCAGATGTAAAGAATAATTTATACTCTGTTCCTACGCATGTCGGCGAATATGAAAGATGATCTAACACATTGGTTTAATAATGGTTCCGGTGACGGTTACGGGTCCGGTGACGGTTACGGGTCCGGTTGCAATTCCGGTGAAGGTTACGGTGAAGATTACGGTTACGGTGACGGTTACGGGTCCGGTGAAGGTTACGGGTCCGGTTGCAATTCCGGTGACGGTGAAGGTTACGGTGAAGGTTACGGGTCCGGGTCCGGTGACGATTATGCTTCTAGTTCCGGTTCCGGTGACGGTTACGGTGACTGTTTCGTTGATGGATTCGGTTCTGGTTACGGTGACGGTGATGGATATGTATAATATGAAAGATGATCTAAATAATTGGTTTAATAATGGTTACAGTTACTGTGTCGTTGACGGTGACGGTGAAGGTGATGGTGAAGGTGACGGTTACGGTGAAGGTTACGGTGAAGGTTACGGGTCCGGGTCCGGTGACGGTTCTGTTTCTAGTTCCGGTTCCGGTGACGGTTGCGGTGAAGGTTACGGTGATGGATAATAACTCAAAAGGAAAAAAAATGACAAAAGAAATATCAAATATACTATCTCCCTCTAATTTTGAGGAAGCAGTTAAGTTTAGCGAGATGCTATCTAAAAGCAGCATCATACCGGATTGCTACAAACATAAACCGGGAGACATACTAGTAGCTATGCAACTTGGATATGAGCTCGGACTTCAACCTATGCAGGCTTTGACCGGGATAGCTGTAATAAATGGTAAAACTACTGTGTATGGGGATACATTATTAGCAATATGCCAATCTCATCCTGAATTTGAATATCTAAAAGAGGAAGATGATGGGGAAACAGCTACATGCACAATCAAGAGAAAGGGTGCGCCGAAACATGTGACTACATTTAGTATGGAAGACGCAAAAGTTGCTGGATTATTATCAAGACCCGGACCGTGGAAAAGCTACCCAAAGCGTATGCGTCAAATGAGAGCACGCGGATTTGCAGCAAGAGATCAATTCGCAGATGCTTTATGTGGCCTTATGCCGGCCGAAGAAGTACAAGATTACAACTTTGTGAACAAAGATACTAGCTTGTACGAAGACGATGAAAACAAAGACAATTCATTTGATGATAGTCTTGAAAAGCATAGAGTATCTCTGTCATGGGCTCAAGACATGGACCAATTGAAAGGAATCTGGGGATCTATTCCTTTATTGTATAAATCTTCACTGGAAAAGTTAAAAGATGAAATGAAAGAAAAGATAATAGAGGAGGCAAAAATAAATGAAGCTAGTGATTCAGAATAAAGAAGAAGCCGTAGACGTTCTTGAGGCTCTATTCAATTATCTTCAATTGACACATGAAAATGATTATCCTCCAATAAATGAAAAATCAGAAGGTGTGTATTCTGAACATATACTAGATGCAATGAACCATTTTTCTAGTGAACTAAAAAACAACATAAAAGGAAATTAAGAAATGAAACAAGAAACAATTGATAATCTTAAGGGTAGTATATTAGTAATTAGTGTTCCGACAGAAGCCAACCTTCCGATTTTGGAAGCAAACAGAGTTAAATAAAGGAGATATTTAAATGGGATTTTTTAGCAAAATAAGAAGTGAAGACGAAAAATTAACAGAATCTAAATACAAGCTATTAGCTGATGGCGAGAAGGTTAAAGTTGAAATATTAGACTTTACATGTAAAACAAGCTCAAAAGGGGATGAATATCTTAATCTTAAGATGAAGGCATCAAACTCAAAAGGTGAGACAAGCACTATATTTCAGAACTTCTTCATGACAGAGAAAGCAAAATGGACTACAGTTGTTTTGTTGAAATCATGTGGTATTTGGCCAGAAGGCACACAAGAAGAAAAAGATGCCTTTCTGGGTCAGCTAGATCCAAGTGAGTTAATTGGGAAGTTAGCTATTGGGGTAGTCGGTGTCGAAGAATATACAGGAAATGATGGAACAAACAAAAAGAAGAACAACATTAAGAAATTCCTATTCGATGACCATATAGAAGTGGTCTCTAAGCCACAAGAAGATGTACCATTTTAATAATCAATACAGAGGAAAAACAATGTCAATTAAACATTTATTAGCTTTAACAACCGCTGTATTTGCTGTATCAAATACATATGCAGCAGTAAGTCATGAAGAAAATCAAAGTAAACTTACATTAAATGCATCTGTATCAACTGAAAATGCCAATGTATTTAAAGACAACATTAATTCATGGGATCTACAACCAAGCTTTGGTGCTACCTACAACCTAACTAAACATCTTTATGTTGATGCTGACGTATTATTACTTAAACAAGAGAAGTATAGCTATTCAGTAGGTGTTGGACAGCAAATTACTCAGGGTTGGGTTACATTATATGCGGATGAAAAGTTCAATTCTGAGCATAATAATGATGGATTTAAGATCAAATATTATACAATTGATTATGATTTAGGATTGTCAGCTAGACTGCCTTTTGAACGTAAAGTTGTTCTTGGTATTCAGTTCAATAACCCTATGAAAAAATCATTTGATTATGAGGTTAAAGGTAAAGTATATGTAACTTCTAAGTTAGCCTTAAACGCTGATCTTGAGTTTGATAACAAATTCAATTACAACAGCGCTGAATTAGGAGTTTCATACGATATCTAAAGTAGTTTGGGGCAGCTTTCTCCTTCTTCCACACTCCCTTGTATAAAAGGATGGCTGCCCCACCTTTACCACAAACTGTTTGTATTAAACTTATTCTGAACTATCCTATGAGACTTATACTTAGATGATTCTACTTTTGGAACCGCTTGTGCAACATACATAAATGCATCTGCTCCATGAGATGCCCAGTTATGCAGTGGCGTTTTTGAAAGAACCTTCATAGTCTCATTATAATTAGCTCTATACTCCTTAAGACATGCTATACCACGCCTACATCGTATAGGATCAATAACTACCCTAGAGAACATACCTCTAGCATTTTCAATATGATCTTGCTTCTTGGCAGGCCTTTCTAACTTTTTAAATGTAATTCCTAACTTATGACAAGTATCAATTATGCTAGTATTAGTTGTCCATTCTCTCTTGGCACCGTCATGTGGCGCGAAATGATCTTCGTATACTATCCCATACTTGTTTTTAAACTCATGAAGATAATCAATGTAATACGGAGGGGCTTCATTCTTTGATTCAAAATAATTAATTAGGTAAATATACTCATGGTCAACCTGAAAAAACCATATGGCTGTCGAATCAGCAGTTCCGATATCCCAAGCTGTATATACTGGAAGATCCGTTTTAATAGGTATTTCTCGTATACGGTCTTGAGCATATGCACCAGATAATTGTTTTCCGAAATATGACCCCTCTTGAGCTGCTTCCCAAGAGCAATAGAACTCTTGCTGTATAACATTTTCAGAAAGACCAGACCGCCTTAATTCGTCAATTTTTTCACGTGAAACAACAGGACTTCCATCAGGTAATGTAGTGTCATCAACAGTCAATAATTCAACGTGCCAATCTGGATTATGCAAGTTTGTTTGATATAAATCATACGCATGATTGTTTCCTCTAGGGGTACAAATGATAATCTCAAATCCACCATTTTCCATGATAACAGGAGTCATCAAATCTCGCGTATGGGGGTCTTGTACAGACCATTCATCGTATGCAATCCCTAATGCATTAGAACCAATTTTAGAGTCAACGTTAGTCGATCCAAAAAGAAAGAATAAAGAACCAAACGCAAATTCCAACATTAATGATGTGTTATTTTCATTAACTATAAGTTTTGGATGAAAGTAGTCTTTAAAACTAACGCCGTCCTTACCTCGACCTAACCACACAACTTCACGGGCTTGTTTCTGACTCTTCATAATATAATAATAGGCACCTGGACGACGCATCATCATGGGTACCATCGCATTTATAACGGATATAGTTTTGCCTGCACGTCTGTGCATTACAGCCATAATATGTTTTTTTTCTTCTTCTACGACAGCGCGTATAAGTGGATTTTGATATTTTCTAGGTTTAAACCTATAAGGTAATTCTATGATGCTCATTTAGTAGAAGCCGGAGGAGGTAATGTTATTCCATTCTCATCTTTATACGTTACAGTTGTGCCTTTAATCTTATCAATACTTCTATATGCCCCTAATCCAAGAAGGCCAACAAGCAATGGTATGAGCTCACCAAGATGAACCTCAACCATACTTACATGAAATATAGATAGGATGGGGGCTATGAATACATTCATTAAGCTGCCTAGCAAAAACATACCACTTAAACCCCATCCTAAAAATGGACGCCAACCTGCAACAAATAACTTTGAGCTTTTGGCTTCTTCAATGTTAGTTAGTAATTGTAGTATTTGTGGTTGCTGCTTAAGTCTTTCCATCGTGATCTTAGCTTCATTTCTTTCAGCGTCACTTGTGAAAAGCTTGTCTAAAGTAGATCCAGCGGCAGAAACTACCGAACCAATATCAATCATCGCCATTCTACATTCCTGCTATTTTCTTCACTACGGTTATTAGCCATCCTACCACGTTGATATCTTTGTTGTCTATTAAGTACACAAACAGGACTATCAGCGGTATATATACAGATTTTCTGGTTATTATTTCGACAAAATGCTTACGCTTTTTATGCTCACGTAGGAGTTCCCTTATCTCATTTTCTTCCTTTTTGTCCATCTACGTAATACCTATATTTACTTACAAATGATTCAGATGTCCCCTTACCTTTTGATGAGTTATAGTACTTTTTGTAGTACTCTCCAAGACCATCAAGATCTTCCGGTAATGCTTCTGGTTGCCTATAATAATGCGTTCTGCAAATTAGTGTGGAATATGCTAAATTATAGTACAAGTTTCTACTTACAGGCATCATATTAGCTATTCTGTTTATTCCGCTAATCTCACACAACTTATTTAAATAATTCTCATTATAAGAAAAATAATTTATGTATAAATCTAAATAGGTAGTAGGTTCACATTGGAATACACCCATAGCAGGACCTTTTACTTGATGAATATACGTCCCCATATCCGATTCAGTCGCCATCGTGCCGAGAATTAACTTCTCAGCACTTTCACTATACCAGCCCATTTCCTTCAAAACAGGCTGTAAAATATATTTTCTATATTGTTCTACGTCTAAACTCATAACTTAATCATCTTATTTACAAACGTAGTCAATGGCCAAATATTCATATAGTCAGAGTTGAAACCAGTTGGAGCACCTGTAGGGACACTTGCATAATTAGGTCCGACAGGTGTATCGTTAGATCCACTATCATACTTATTTATTGATGGTGGCCTTTGATACTCATGAGTATGCGTAACACTCTCACCAGCAGTAATAGTATGAGATTCTTCACCTAATGTCTGACCAACTGCCCTTATCGTATACTGCATTTCAATGGTATGTGTTCCCGTTCCTGTGCTACTTAGATTAATTCCAGTCCCAGCAATAGCGTTAGCCTTAGAAGTAGCCAACCATATAGTTGCAGAAGTCTTATTAATAACATAATAATTCGTAGTAGGAGTCAATCCAGTTGGTAAAGCACCTGTACTGCTAACCTGAACCAGTGTGCCGGTATACATTAATTCATGGAAACCTGCATCTACTGTAAGAACACCAGGACTTGCTGCAGTTGCTGTAAATGTTGAAGAATCATCAGGAGTGCCCGCGACTCCTGAAATCCTTCCAATAGTCCTAGGAAGTCTCATGATCTTATTAGACGCCCAATCAGCAGCAGCACTACCACCTCTACCACCAGTCACTGGACACCATGTATCTAATACGTTAGCCCATAATAATAAAAATAAATCTTCGTTATTATCGCTCGCACTATCCGATCCAGAAGAAGCGCTTCCAAATGTACCATCATCTAACATTAGCCAACCAGTGTCAGGCGTGTTTTTATACGTTTCTTTCACATCCCCAGTGGTAAAATGAGACTGATTTGCAACAGGTATATAGGCGTAAAGAGCATCTAATGCGTCTTTAACCGTCATCTCAGTGGCACCCGTACTTTCATAATAACCAACAATCCTAGAGCCATCGGACCCATTAGACTCATTTTCTAGCTCACTGCGTAATGCACTATATCCAGATCCTTCAGAAAGTTGACCAGCAATTAATGCACCAGACGAATTTTTAGTCCATACGGAGTACATATCATCTGTAAAAGGAAGCAACTTAGGTAATCTAGTATCCATTCTGGAACTAGTCGTATCCAATTGAGCAGTTGGATCATAAGTCAAACCACGGTCATACAATAAAGAATTTATTTGTTGGATCAATACAGTTAGTTTATCAATAGTAAAATCTACAGTTTCAGCTTTAAACTGACCACCCGTCTTAAAATTAATCTCTTGGGTTTGCTGGACGTCACTCTCAATAGTAATGATATCATTTAGTGTTGCTGCCACCACTAGTACTACATACCCGCCATCTTCACCTAAGACCCCCGTCACAGTGTAATCAACATTCAATGTTAGCAAGTCTAATGTCGGGTTTGGGTCCTGACCAACTGGTGTCAAATAAACATCTAAATCGTCTTCTTCAAATATTAAAAAAGGATAATGAAAATTAGTTGCACCCGAAGCCGCAGTTATCTGTGTACGCCTCCCATTATCATTTACTACTACATCAGCCATTTTATTTACTCCAATTATTAATTAAGAAACTATAAAGATTTGTTTCCGTATTCTTTATCAAGTCTCTTTTGTTGATCTTGTCTTGAATTAGGTGAAAAAGAATCTACCATACTGTTAAATATTAATGCATTTAGCAATGGCTTAACATAAGGTAAATTTCCATAAGGAACATTGTTATGAGCTAATTTATAAAAATTATTTGTTGCATTAGCTCCGGTAATAGGCGCAGTAGCTCCCTGTACTATATGTTGAAAATCTGAACCTACGGGACCTGCCATATTGCTAAAAATATTTCTCCCAAATCCAGGAGCAGACTCAGATAAAATCTGTCCAAATATACCAGTGGCATTACCAGCTAAAATACTCTCCCATAAAACACTATTTTTAGTGGGGTCTGGAAGACTCCTTCCATGCATCAATTGTCTTGCTGAAAGAGATACATATCCCATAATAGTTCCAAATAAAGCTAAATGTGCAAGTCCTGCATAGTCAGCCCTTCCTTGAGATATCTTTTGATACATGGTGGCACCTTCAGGATTGTAAAACATCTCCTTCCAGTTCTCAGCTCCACCACCATACAAAGCATCACCAGCGGTTCTTTTGAAATAAGTTATAGGCCACGACTTAAACATCCCTAATAACCTTATTGCCATTCCAAATGCCGTACCTTCCTTTGATCCAGCAACTAAGTTTCCAGATATATGAGGGTCTTTCTTAATTAATACTCCTTGAACTAAATCATGAAAATACATAGATAATGAACGTTTAATATCATCTCTCTTTTTAGAAACCATTTTTGATGATATTCTATTAACCCCTTCATTTCTTAGTATGCTTCTTATATGATCTTCTGGTATGACGTCTGCCGTTTCTGGTATAATATAACTCAAATTATTTTTCAACTTAACATGGTTAGTTCTTATTGCGTCCCACATGTCAGATGTAATACCGTATTTTTCCAACGATAAAACATTCCTATTACCATATTTCGCATCTTGCTTAATTATTTGATCAAAGCTCATATTTCTTTTCTCAAAAAGATACCTCGATGCCATCAAAGAAGCTGTCATTGCATGTCTTTTATCCCATGATGACATCATGCTTAATTTTGTCTGCAACCTATTTAATTTATTAAGTAATCCATCCTTCATTTCATCTGTGTTAAGAACATCAAACGCACCACCAATCTCTGAATGTGACATAGTCAATAAATAGTTAGCCATTACTGGATCTTTCATAAGACCACGTATATTAATTGACTCATTTATAGCACTACCAATTGCCTTTAATGAAGAACCATAGAACTTTCTCGTAAGATAAGTTAATTGAACAGGGTCCGTTAATGAACCAGCAAGAAGACCTCCTAAACTAGTCAATACTTTCCATGAAATAATGGATCTTCCAACCTTACTATATGCTGAATCTGGGTCGCTTAGTCTTCCCATGGCGCTATTAAGTGTCCATTGTAATCTAGTTTGATCGCCCGGCTTAAACTTTACACGTCCATACTTTTCTGGGTTCTTTTGAACAATTTCCACAATATCATTAATCATTTTATCTGGACTTGAACCCATAGTTTTTAACGTTGCTAACTGAGTAGCACTTGTATGCAATTCATTTGTAATAGCTTCATGTAATGTACCGGCACCATACTTAGCATTATATTTAACCCAATTAGATGGGATCATTTTAAGAATACGACGCTTCAACAAACGGTCAAGCATGCTCTCATCGCTCTTAGCATATAAATTACCATCGTTAGTAAGGTTAGAAAATGATTTCTCAAAAAATGTATCTTTCTGTTCTTCTGTTTTTATGTAATCTGGGAATGTTTCATCATCAAGAAGAGGCTCTATGAACTTTCTCCACCGAGAATAGGCTAATTTATAATTTTCCTCATATGTGAATTTGGACTTATTCTTTAAATTATCATATGCATTATCAGATGTTTTTAACATCTTACTCTTATCATGCATTGTCCTAGTAACACGATCTTCTAATGTATTAAAAAATATTCCATGCTCTTTATACATATCACCTGTTTTCTTCAACATTTCATTGTAAATAGCACCTATATTCTTTACATGTTCATCAAGATGGGTTCCAGGGTGAGTTATTTCTTCTGCTATCTTAACCTCGTTCTCTTTAGAATTAAAAATAGGCATTAGCCCTTCTTGTTCAAGTCTTCTTGTAAATGTATTAAGTATTTCTGCAGTTAAACTAATTTTAGTTAAATGTAAAGATTGACCTAAACCAGCCATTCCAAGTTGTGACCCAGCTAATTTAGCAACCAAAACCTTATATAACTTATTAGGACTTTTCATATTCTTTATAATAGATAATATCTTATCCTGTTGAACAATGTTTAAATGCATATTCATAGATCTTTGAAGTATCTTTCTTTCTTCTTCATTATGAATTTTACCCCATTCAGATTCCAACTTAGAGTGAAGCATATCTGATGACTCAAGTGGAGATATGGCGGCATCTCTTAAAACCTTTTCTATGTTGTCTGCACTATCTTTGTCTGTAATGTCCTTCAAAGACTCTTTAAGATCATTTATGCAACTATCTGACATATCAAGAACCCCTTATACATTTAATAAAGTTATCACCTATTTCATTTAACTTCCCAATTTTCTCTGATACATTGGTAATCTTATTAAATACATCCCTTTGTTCGTTCGTCATATCAACATCTTTTAATCTGTCATAATTTCCCTCAAACATATCCTTATACAAAGATTGAGGGTCTTCTATATCACCAGTAGGAGGTAGATCAGAATTCTTTTTATTAGAAAATGCCTCTCTTGGATTAAACTGTTTTCTTGCAAACTCTCTATAGTCTTCAATTGTAGGAGGAAGAGGAGGATCGTTTACATATTTACGTAATGTTTTAATCTGCTTTACAACCCTATCATTGAATAGGAACTTATTTAGCTTCTTCTTGTATAAAGAAGATATTTCTTTTGCACTTGATAGATTGTATTTTTCCTTTATAGGGAGAATCTTTTCATTTATTTTTGATAATATTTTAGTGGCATTTAAGACATCTGCCTCAGTAGTAGGCTTTACATTAATGTCTTTATTGTCTATTATTTCTTTATAATATTCTTCATCATATGCCATCTTATCTATTTGATGGGGTAAAAGACCAGTATCAATTATATCCTTCTCAAAGGCTTTAAACTCTAAATTTGAACTCTGTAGATTTGGAAAAGTAGCGTTCTCATTATCATCCAATATACTGTTAAAATCTTCTTTAGATAAGTTGTTTTTATGAAGTCTCTGTATAAGATCTATAGCCGCATTAGACTGGGCTTTCTTGAATATATAATTAACATTAACATCACGGCCATTTTGCATCTGAGAAGCCGCTGTATAGGTGGCTGCATCAGTCTCACCTTCAGTCATATGACGATAATCATCAAGAGTAGCATTTAACTTACCTTTAAATTTATCTTTAACTAAAGGCCAAACAGAATGAAGAGGTTCAAAAGCACCCATCATAGCCATATTCATTCCAATGTTTGCTATATTTTGAGCAGCATTAAATGGCTTTCCTTCCATATGTTCTGATACAGAATTTATTGCATCTCCTGTTATTCCCATAACCGCGCCTTTAGCACCTCCTATAGCCAAATCATTAGCAAATTTAGCAGAGAATGTAGCTGTAGATGCAGCTTTAGACATTAATAATAACTCAGGATCAATAAACATTATCGCACTTTCAGCAGGATTGGATACAAGACTAGTCAACAAAGATGTAACACCACCAGCAGCTTTAGCTATTAAGTTTTCTCCACTTCCAATATTTGACTCGACACCAACAATTCTCTTTTGCTGATTAAGTCTATACCAATTCATAGCCGTAGTTTTAGATACTCCTTTTGGTATATCATTAACACCCAACTCTTTTTGCATCTCTGTATGCTCGTCAGGTGTCATAGGAGGCTTGTCTACATGGCTAAATATATTAGCTAATGGCAATGGAAGAGTGTTAACCATATCATTATAAGCTTGATTTAAATGAGGGTTATTATCAAACAATGATCTTGCTATATTTGGAACATTTGCCATCTCACTAGAAAATAAACTTTCTTTTGCATGTAACTCTATATCTTCAGGTATGCTTAATGATAAATGGGTCGCATCATAAACTTGAGATCCTGGGTCAATCATAGGTGCGCCACCACCAAAGCCATAACTTAAATCACCCGTACCATGAGGCTGAGGCATCGCTGCTGTATAAATATCATCAGGTTCACTCAATAACTTCTTAGTTAATTCTGGCGTCACTCCATCTGTTATCAACGATGATCCTTGAGAACTGTTTATATCAGAACTGATTTGCACAGGGGATTTATCTGAATTATTATCACCAGTATTTGATGCATAATCATAATCCTCTGTCTTAACATCAGATTGATTAAGAGGTTCAGTAATTGGGGCATCATTATTTTTCATTTAAAACCTATTATTTATGTGATATAAAATTAAGACTTTGATGCTGTAATTTGGATGATATAGATGATTGTAAGTATCCAGGTCTATCATTTTGAATTTCGTCTATAGTCTTAACATGCGGTACATAAATTGTCTTCTCACCATTTGGAGTGTCGACTATTTTTTTAACCATTACTGGATTTCCATTCTTTGAAACTAACATATAACTAGTGTCATTAGGCATTGTCACCCAATGTCCACCAGAAACATTATTCCTAAGATAAACACTCCTATAATAATCCATTGATTTAACATCATCCGCACTTACTCCATACGTATTCTCAATAATAGAGTCAATTGGTTTTCTTATATCTTCAGCACTAATATTATCTTGGTCATGCTTTAAAGAATAAACAACTAAATTCTTATCATATTTAGTAGGTATTCGTATGTTCTGACCTTTTATATTCTCAATGTTATACTTGTTAGTAAGCATACTAGTTGCAATATTAACTGAAGATTTTATATTTTTATCTGGATGATCACTTTGTACACCCAATGCTATTTTAGCAACAAAGTTTGTTATTCCAGATTTAATATCTGTATTATTGCTATTAGCATACCCAGTAAATGTAGAAAGTAATGCACCAAGATCTGGATCAAACCAAGGTTTATCAGATATATTACTTTGTATTTTCTTATTAATGTCCTTAAATGTTTTCTCTCCATTTGGCATTTCACTAACAGGAGTGCTAAATGCATTATTAATAGAATCTAAATAAGGATTGGTTTCATCAATCATACTCAATAATCTTATGCCATGGTCATCAGGATATTTCCTAGTAAGCTGATTCATAGCAATTCCATAAAACTCAGGGTGATCTCTTTTTATATTTCTCATCTCTGCTATCTTTTCAGATGCAGGTACCGTTGGATTAAATAAGGTTTGTTGATACTTTAATTGTTCCGATGAAGGCAATATATCAAGCAAATGATTAGGTGTTCCTTTAATTACCTGTGCAGCAATCAATGATGCATCTCTACTTGGAGGCTGGTTAGAATATGGGTCCGTACTATAGTTTTTTACATTAATTCCAGTGGTTCTCAATATTTCATCAGATGTTTGAGAATTTAGCTCCAAACCATTCTTTACAATGTAATCAACGCGGTTTGTGTCTTTTTGTAAGAACTCATTATTACTATTTGATAGTACTTTCTCTGCATCAAATCTGACGAATGATTTGCTCTCTTTGCTAAGACCACTAATGTTGGATTTTTCGAAGTTGTCTAATAACTTTTGCTGTTGGGGTGGGCTTAAATTTCTTCCTTGCGTAACTAACTGACCAGTAACTTTAGCTTGATTAACTTGCTCAATTATTTTTTGTTTATCACCAGGTTTTGCAAACATAACAGCCTGAGAAACATTGTTCTCATTAATCGTTCCCTTTCCCTGCTTTGACATTTGTATTTCTTGTGAAAGAGTATATTTAGCTAACTCATAGCCTCCACTTCTATTCTTTGCCCACTCACTATCGACTTTATCCAATGAAGTAGCTAATTTCATATGATCTATATTATTGAAATCTTTATACTTGCCATTCAATACATCCGAACGATATTTGGCCGCATCTGATGGGTCATACTGTAGTTTTAAACCATACTGACGCTGCAATAGGCTAATATGAGAATCATTTCTAATCTTATCAATTGAAGCATAACCAGCACGAGGAGACTCAAGACCACTATTAATTGCAAGAACATGATAATCAGCAACCTTGCTGATGTTTGCATTAATAGCTCCGATCTGCTGGGCTACCATATCTGGATCTGTAGAAGGCTGAAGGTTATTTATACTGTCATGTATAGCGTCTGCTTGAGTCTTAACATTGCTATAAAATGTTCCTTGAGCAGCTAAATGATTTTTAGATATTCTCATCTGCTGGAATTGCAAATCCGCTTGACCACTTTCGTATTTATACGTATTAGTAACAGCCTGTTTATTTTCTTCAGGTATCTGCTGCAACATTTGCTCATGATAGTTGCTTGACATATTCTGAAAATAATTTTGAGCTAATGAAGGGTCATTAGGGTATTTCTCTATAGAATCGTATTTGTATTTCTTTATCTGAGCCTGCATGTCAGTTGTAACTAACTGCTTATTTGCAGCTAGTCCAGCTTGGTTGTAAATCCTCTGTGCTTCACCTACGCCCTCAACAGGCTTAAACCCAGGTGTATCACCAGATGACATTCCAGCTTTCTGTGCTTGTTGAAATTGATACTGCTTGAAATCTTCTTGACTTTCAGATTGAACTTTATGGGCAAGCTCAACTAATGTTTGAGCACCTGCCGCTGATCCTACAACAGATGTATCAACAGGTATGCTTGAATTTCCAGGTGAAAAACCAGCCGATCTAATATACTTTGGTAAATTTCTCATTTATAGGACGCCTTTATTCTATGAACCATTCCAATCAGAGCCTCCACCCATATCTCCGCCAGAATTACTTCCACTACTAAATGTTCCATTATGCATACTCTGTCCAAAACTAGTCAAACCACCAATTTGATTGCTGAAGTCTTTTTCGTCATCATTGTCAAGTTGGGTATTAAGATTTTTATTAATCAATTCTTGATTGTTTTTCAATGTATGTAGGTTTTGGTCATAAGCAAGCTTATCGTAATCTAAGTTTAGTTTAGATAGGTTGTCATCATAAGCATATTGATTAAATGCGTTGGCTTGAACCGCCCAAGAGGATGGTGAATATGCAGTACCTCTAGCTCCTAAAGTAGCTATTTGAGATGCCATTATCTCATTAAGTCTACCCGTTCGTTGTGCACCCCTAACCAATTCACTATCTTTTTGTTCTTGGTACTGCCTCTCTACACTCTGTTTCTCTTGTGCTAAACGAGCCCTTTGAGCATCACTTCTATTAAATGCATCTTGGTCAGCAGCACTGGACGCATTTTGACTAGCAATAGACCCAGCGATTAAAGATCCTACAGACATTACTCCACTTATCATTCCCATTATGCTGTAACCTCATATCCAATTGCTAAAACAGTAAATGGGAGTGGATCTAATTGTGTTATTTCAATATCCGTCGTCCTTTCCCAACCCATCTCATATATCTGTTCTACCCCAGTTTGAGGATTTCCTGAAGGTATCAAACTACCCTGATCAAACTGATCTCCAAATTCAAGATTTGGCAATAACTTCCCATTTACATAAATACCTAAACTTTCATAATAATAAACAAATATACGATTTACACGTTTGGGAGTAGCATTAGTGATGCCAGAATTATTGTCTACAACCAAACTCATTGGCTTAACGAGAGGTATGAATTTCAAACCAACAGAAACCTTTATAGCTCCGTCTGTAACACCAGGTATATTGTTTGATATATCTATAGATCCACCTGAAACTACTCTTGTAGGAAATACTCTACCATCCCCTGTGACCTGTACCGTCTGGCCTTCTAAATGGTTAAGACCACTAACTATTGTGATTAATCCACCATATGTTTGAGTCTTAGTGCAGTCTGTATACACATCCCAGTCTAGTTTTTCAATGTAGACTTTATTAGCACCATCTATAAAACGCTCAATTATAAAATAAATATCGTCACCAATAGCCGTTACTTGTTTAAACTTTGCCGGGTATTCTTGGTTATCAATATATGAAAATGTATCAGCTAATGTCCAAGCTAATATATTTTGCTCTCTCACACTTTGTAATATAGATAGCGTTCCATCACTGTTTACTAACATTAAATAAGTATCATTATTTAAGAAGTCACCAGTATCATTTACCTGGGCACCCGTTAAAATAGCCGAATCAATAGGATTTCTTATTATTTCAGAACTAACAATACTAACTGATTTACATTGATAAGATTCACTTTCATACGAAAACTCATAGGCTATAACTTCTTTACCACCCTGCTTAACAAACATTGTTACATTGTCATTTAGAACCGGTTCAACAGAGCTTGCGCCCTTATTACTTTGTTTATGTATTACTATATTTGATGGCGTTAAAGGAGTGTCCATTGACTGCGTTGGAGCCCATTCAGACTTCTTAGTAAATATTTGTAAAGTCCTATCTGAAACCATATGGATAACAATGTTATTGGAATTACTATTTAATGGTAATCCAATTGCATCATTATCAAGACCAGTCCTAGCTTCAAAATCTGTATATTCTAATACACGAGAACCCCATACCCACCCTGGCAATGATCGAGATCCACCGAACCACAATCTTCCTTGGTGAAATGTGACCGTCCTTGGCCATCCTCTATCGCCACTCGTATCAGACTCAGTACTTGACCAAGCTTTTTCTGCAATAACACAGTTTTCAGTTTTAATCGTTCCAACACCAGTATAGGTACTATCAAACGGTAATATAATCTGAACTCCAACGGTGGTTCCTGCGCCACCAATAGGGCCAACTATTCGAGATAATCCTATGGAACTTGTTACATATAATGGTGCAGCAGAAAATATACCGCCTATATATGCCTCTGTGAAAACAAATGTACCGGTGTCGACAGTTAAGGTAGCAGTAGTGGAAATTGCCATGTATGAACTTAAATGAAAAGTGCTACCTCCATACTCACCATTTGTATAATCATGTGCGGGATAATAATCAATCGGAAGTATAGAAAATTTCCATACCGTCTCATCAGTCGTATCACGTGTGATTTGGTAAGGTTCAAGGTCCTTATGAGATAGAACCATAATATTGGCTGACTGGGTAAAGTCAACTTCCATCATCTGGGTTCCAGTATACGGAGATGCAACGGAGACTAAAAAGGAATCATTTTTATATACTAATAAAAAATCTTCAACTAAAAATAATTGATATATATTGCTTTCATTAAAAATAAATTCAAATTGTCTAATCTCGTCGGAATTATAACCAATTAACTCATTAGTAAAAGTAGTACCGAATCTGCGTCTAGCTCCACCTTCCGGGATAACGCATACGTTTCTTAATCTCTCAGCACCTTTATTATATAAAGTTGTGTCAGATCTCGCAGCTAACTTCGAATCAAGTTCGCCATGTGAGAAGTCATTTTGTATTGTTTTAATGGGCATATATTTATCCTATGCCAAATTTAGCAGATTGTATTCTGTCTCTCTGAACTGAAGTATTAGGATACATTTTACTATCTAAATTCTTTGCTAACCTTTTCTTAACTTCAGCTTGCTGAGTTAGGAGAGATGTTAAACCTGATTGCTCAGTAATGGGTTGTGCTAACCATGATGCTAAATTATATATAACATATGAATTGAAATATGCTGGGAAATATTGCTCGCCAGGATTGTATATATAATCACAATACAATGGGTTATTTAAGTTAGTCCATATCTGGTCTTTGTATAATCTAAAATCAACAAATCCATCTTTGACACCATCAACAAATATCCTCTGCATAAGCAAGTAACCCAAAGGTACCTGGTATGCAAAATTCCATGCAGAGTTAATTGGATCTGTAGTCAATTGGTCTAATAATATAGTGTTAGTTGCAAAACGCCAATAATGGGACGTTAAACATTCATATAATACGAAATCATAAAGATTTGATGCTTGTTGAGTGGCATTACTATCATCTAAATCATTTGTAGGTCTGTACTTTCCAATGACAGTAAATGCAGCACTAATTAATCCTACTTTTGATGTAGCTGTTACTAATGACATATGTGCTCCAAAAATAAGGGGTGAAATTAATCACCCCATTATTATTATGATGCTGCTCTTAATACTGTGTAATACACTTCAGTACTTGCACCTGGATTTGTATTCCAAGTGAATGTAACAGTGTCAGTAGTAGGAACTGCTTTAAGAATATACGATACGTTCGTATATGCTTTAGCCGTAGAAACAACTAGATCTGTTGATAATGCACCAGTTACAGTCGCTGCGTCAAATGTACCACCACCACCATAGGAGTGTGTTCCGGCATAAACAACGATGTAAGCAGGTGTAATACCAGCATCTAAGTTCTCAAGACTTACTGCATCATCTTCAATTTTTGCATTAGTTATTGAATTAGCTGCTAATTTAGCTGTTGTTATTGCATTAGCTGCTAATTTAACTGTTGTTACTGCAGTATCTGCTAATCCATCTGTTGTTACTGCACCATCTTCAATTTTTGCATTAGTTACTGCATTAGCTGCTAATATATCTGTTGTTACTGCATTAACTGCTAATTTAGCTGTTGTTACTGCATTAGCTGCTAATTTAGGTGTTGTTACAGAACCATCAGCAAGATCAGCACTATCAATTACTAATGCTTCAGTTACAGTTACATCAGGATCGATGGCTGTGACAATAACCATGTCACTGCCATCACTACCTAACAAACAAATATAGTCTCCAATGTTTGGCAATGGGACCATACTGTTAAAGTATGCTGATGTTTTCATAGTAGCTAAACTGCTTGTCGCATCAACAAAACTATACCAGTTGACGGCATTAGTAGTTGATTGACCAGCACTTAATCTAGCTAATTTTGATTGTGTAAAAGCTGTCATTTTTTAATACTCCTTAAGATTCGTCACATTGGACTTTAACAATACCTTCAGAGAAGATAGCTTTTGAACCCATGCGTAGTACAGGTACTACACGGTGAGATAAGTTATCTTCATCAAATGAGATTCTAACACCAGGATTTCCAACAACGTCTAAAACTCCATAACCGCAGGCAATAGAGTCTTTATGGAAAGCAAAGTTATCACGAATATCAGATGCTAAAGTCAAACCACCTTCAGCACGGTTACCAATCCATAAGAATTTGAAACCATAAAATGTATCAATGTTACCTTGCACTAATGTTTGAACACTGTTGTAGTCTGTGCTAGTCGTCTCAGTTTGACCCAATAAACTTTGCTTTTCATTAGTATGAGCTAGCCAGTAACGATCTTCCATAGGAACTTCGTTTCTGTCCATAACTGCAGATGCTTCACGAATCTTTTCAACAGTAAGACCAACACCGCCGTCAACAATAGTAGTTGCGGGGGTAGCTGCTTCAAATTGATCGATGATGATTTGATCTTCCATTCTTGCAATAGCATATGCTGATTGTTTAGCTAGTTGCTGAACTTCGTTGGCATTAACTTCTGCTTGTTGGAAAATATCAGAGTTCACACGAGCTACCTTATTAGATAAGGTCATTTGAACATCTGTGTATTGAACTTCAGTAGAGGCGATATTTGATTGATATGCACCACGGTCATGAAGGATGAATGGGTTAGCTACTTTAAAATGGTAAACTGAACCAACAATACCCATATGACGTTGAACAGCCATTGGGATTTCTTTTTTCTTAGCTTGATACGCAATTTGAAACATGTCTTCGAACATTTCAACTGCGACATTACTCAATGGTAAGGACATAGTAAATACTCCGCAAAATTAATATGATTAGCCAAAATGGCTTCCTATCTTCTTTTACGGGTATCTAATTATGTAGGCCGCTACTCGATGATTAATTAAAAACATTGAGTAGGGCACAAGATGTGTGGTATCCCACTTATCAATTAATGTACAACAGGTATATTATATTGTCAATTACTTGTTGTAATACATGGATAACGTGGCTTTCCTGAAGTCATTATCAGTAGCAAATCGAGGGTCAGCCATACGAGACTTTCTATCCATTGCGCTATTCCCATTTCTTTCTTTACTAGATGTTGGTATTTGATTCTCTCGAGTCAATTTGTTAATTAACTCATTTATAGCAGAAAGAGATTCAGCGTTATCAATGCTCGAACTAATCGCTTTAAAGTTCTTATCGTCTAAATTATTCCTAAGAAAGTTAGTAACATTATCCGCAATCTTTGGGCCATCTTCGCCTAACTTAGCTAACTCAGATTGACGATATTCTGTTAACTGCTCATCAGTTGTTTCAAATTGACTAGTCATGCTTCTCAAATAAAGATCAATAGCTTTATTGAAGTCCTCATTGTTCATATTCATGTCTTGTGCCATATCGGCAAAATCACTCAAAAAAGGGCTATCAGAATCAATATCAATTCCCTTCTCTGTAAGATCATCAGCAATACTTAACTCATATTCTTCAGGAGATGTTTTAGATCCTCCTAATTTCTTCTCAAGCTCTCTCTGGGCTTTTGCCTGAGCATCTACAGTCTTGTATTTATCCTTGTTAAACCATTCTGGTGCTTCACCTTCACCGGGTACATCCTCCGACCAAAACCAATTTGGGTTGTCAGCTTCTCTTGATTCTTTATCAGCTAAAGACTCAATTGGCTCAGATGGATTAGCGTCAATCTTATGCGCCGTTACATTATCAACATTAGTCACCGCCGGTGATGGTGTACTATCAACAACAGCATTATCCGTTTGCGTCAATTCTTCGCTCATTTCTATTCCTCTGTTTGTGTTTTATTTTATATAGATTAATGTTTGACAATATCTTCCTAAGAAACCTATTCTCGCCTTCTCGCATGAAAGGATACCATTCAGGAAAACTCTTTGCTTTATCAACAGCCGGTAATAATGGGCTATACAAATACCTATGCTCCCAATACTCTAATAACTTCTTAGCAGCATCTGTCTTAAATACAGCTTGAACCATTTCTATTTCCGACCATTGGTCTTCGCTGATATGAATATCACGAAACTTATCTTCATCCATTTCAATTCTCTTCTATTTTATTAGTGAGTTCTGTACATCAACAGGGGTTGGATTACCTGGTGCAGCCGCCGACTGAGGTCCTTGCTGTCCTTGTGCTGCTGGATTTATATTCAATACATTCTTAAGCGATTTAATCAAAGGGGAAGTAGCAAAATCTGGATTGACTAACTCATTATCAATACCTAATTTCCTAAATACGGTTTCTGGAACCTTTTCTACATTCAAAGATAGCAATGCTTCGGTTATATTCTGTGGACCAAACATGTTTTGTAAGAACATAATACCTTGCTCTATCGCCTGTATATCGTCTTCATCCTGAATCTTAGCCATAGGAGTTGTGAACTTAAGCTTTAACATAAGATTATTAGTATCAAGCGGACATTCAATACCGTTTACCTTTAGCTTTGGTAATGAACCCATCTTCTGCAATACGTGTACTGACTTGTTAATCAATTGAGGAAATAACTCAGTTGATAGCCTATTGAAAAACCCTTGATTCTTACGTATCCATTCATTAGCCAAAATCTTAACTTTAGTAGCAGACTCATTAGGTGTAGTGTGAGGACCGATAGGATTTGTAAACATTATCTCTTTAACAGTCATCTGCATCATATCAATGATTTTCATTGGATACTCAGGTGATACACCAAGATCAAGTCTTGATATCTGCTCATGTAAAGGCCCATTATCTCCAACAGTTATAATAGATCCTGCTTCAATTGATAGTGTCCATGGGTTAATTTCACTTGTGTCTCTAGCTAAAAACGCAGGTACTAAAGAAAACTTTAGACCCTTCGTTACCATTTCCATAATCACATTCAATTGACGGACATAAGGTAATGCTGTCAATGCTGGGCCACGTCCGTAGACTTCCCCAGGACTCTTATAGCCCCTAAAGGCAATCCATTTATCCATATCCAACCATTCTGAATAGATCTCGTTCTTTCCTTCTTCATCCATTACAAAATAATAGTATTGATAGCCCTTGTCATTGGTTGGATAGTAAAGAGTTCCATCCACTAACCTTACAATTTCATCCGGAGTACGCTTTATAATTCCTTCTAAACTCTTAGGTATTGATGCTTTCGGCCATAAATTCTTTATGTTTCTAGCTCTAACACTCAAAGGACGCCATATGTTCTTAAGACAATCATTAGTACCACCTTCAATAAGGACATTGTTTGCAGGTACAGAATAGAACTCAAGAGGATTATCAATGTCGCCAGCATTAATCATTATGACACCAGTGCCGACGGCTAAATCAGTAAATGATTCATTTATTACTTGTGATAAATTAGACTTTTGGAATTGCTCGAATAATATCTCATTTATTTTATCTAGTTGATACCTAATACTATCTACAGTTTTCTTATCAATCTTACCGTATTTGTCAGTGTATGACGGGGGTAAATCCTCAATGTTATCTGAAATATCAATCTCAGCCCATCTTTGAAAATCAGGCATAAGAGTAGATTGCATATTGTTAGCAAATGTTATAACAGACTCAGTACCTGTAGGATCCCAGATCTCTTTCGTCCTATCAGCACCTTTGTTTACATAGCCAGCATTGAATGTAGACACTGAATCTTCAGCAAGAGGTAGTCTATTTGGAAGCATAAAGCGATACACTTGGTCAAACTCTTGAGACCATTTTTCACGCTCATATACCGCATTAGAGTATCTGCTTTTTCTTTCTTCTAAAGATTCTACACTTCTACCTGTCATTAGCCGCCCAACAATGTTGATTTAATTTCTCCACCAGGAGATCCATATCCACGTTTTAACCCATTAAATTCTTCTTGTTGAAGTTGTTTTTTCAACATATCATTACGTTTTTTAATGGCCGAACGTCTCTTGTCAATATCTGATTCATCTGCATCTGCATCTGGATCAGATTCCTGTGCTTTCATTCTATCTTCTATATCCTTCTTCCAAGCTGCACTTCCAATAATTCCTCTTGAACCAGCATAAACTTTAGAACTATCACTAGATTTTCCGCCTGAATTTCCGCCCATTAACTAATCCTCACATGTAAACTTTGATATGCTTTATTGGTGATCTATAGTCACCCCTGATACTAATCTTTAAAAGGTTCTTATAAAATGCATAAGGTGTAAATCCTTTAACATTTATCCCCATTATATACTTAACTAAGTTAACGCAATTAGCCCACTTAAATAATTTAAATCTGGACCTAGTTAACTCATCCTTAACATCTATCTGTATTATTCTATGTGTCTTACGTAATACCTGAGTTATATCTTCATCAGATGAATATGGAAGAATCACTGTTCTCATCACATCAAACAAGGGATCTATCAATATCCAATTAAATCTGTCTTTGCTTAACAAAGAAACATGTGATATATCATCATTTAAAAAATGAGACAATAAACTGTTTCCCTTTTTAAACAACAACCAATATGTCATCTATTATTTCCTATATCCACCAGTTGCCGTTCCAGTTGTGAAATTATTTGTACCATCACCAAGTGTTGGAGTCCATGATCCAAATGAATAAAAACTTGTATTACCCCAGTTATCGCTCATTTTTATTACTTATATTTGTCTACATAGTGAACCACTGATTTGATCCTTTTGCATAAATCCTGATAACACCGTAACCTGATGTGATCTCTTTTGTAGATACACCGTCTATTGTCTCTGAACCTTCAGTTGCAATAATAATGCTATTAGGAGATCCTGCCGTACCTTCTTCATCTTTTATTATTTTTATATTTCCGGGTATACAATCATTCGATTCTAAAGTAATAGTTCTTTGTGATGAATTGTCAGTTACGCCTATTATTGATGTAAGGCCGTCAACACTAACAGTTGTAGATGAATAACTTAAATATAACTCACCTGTTAATGTGCAGTCAGCAAATGTAACTGCATTAGTAGTTGATACACCTTGATCAAAAGTTAGATCAGTATTAAATGCAACACTTCTAGTAGCATTATTTACTGTTAGATTTAGTATTCTATTAGCTGATAAGTCTTCGTTACACTTAATCATCAACGTATTATCAACAGCTGAATCGTATAATGATAAGCTAGACCAAGTTAATGTACCTGTATTTCCTGCAATCTGAGTTAGTTGTCCATCAGAATATAATTGACATATGTTCGTATTATCAATATTAAATGTTAAAGAGTCTGGTGGTGTTGGAGTGCCAACAGCACCGACAGAGAAAATACCAGTACCATTTTCGTCAATAACAAATTGAATAAACTCTGAGTTAGTTATATCGCTACGTGCATTTAATGTTAATGAACCTCCTGTAGCAGTACCATTTGACTTAAAAACTATATCTGTATTACCATCTGTTGTACTTGTCTGAAAGTGAACTTCACTACCAGTCCCTGCCGTAAAATTAGCAGTTATCGTACCTGCGAAATCAGCGTTATTATTAACAAATGTCTTTACAACAGATGCAGCAAGTCTACTTGTTCGCCATGAATTATTTGAGTCATCAGAAGCGAACTCATCATCCTCTGCTAATGTAGCAATCTGATATGGAAAGTTATGTATTTGTTCGTTAGCCATCTACTAAGCTCCAATTATTACGTAATCACCAGTTGGAGATTGCAATACAAAGTCTCCTGAAGGCGCTTGAATCCAATATCCCGATCCGATTGGTGGCTCAGGTGCTATCTCATTGTCATGCTGCTGATACAAATCCGATGAATACGGATAATTTTGTATAATTTTTTTGTTACCACTATACATCAAAATACCTAATATTTACTTGCGCTTGAGATAACGGTCTAATGCGAATCGTATCACCCGGATCTACATTACGTCCCACAGGGTTCATTTCACCGAAATATGACGCTGTAGTGTTCATTCCTGTTAAATCTGGAATAGCTGTATCGCCAAATCCGATATATACAACCTCACCACCTGGATAAGTAAACAATACGCGACGTTTCCCGGCTGGAACAGTCAATGTGTATTCTGTATTTGCTACATAATCACCAGTAAGTGTTTCAGAATCTTCAGGCTGAGGAAGGAAAAAGGTAGGTGTTGAGTGTTCATCACGCCCTATAGTAAGGTTAGTCATATTTCTATCGCTCTAAGTTAAAAATTATAACGACGTCATCATCGTTGTACGTGCGTGAGAGTAGCTCTTCGCGCTCTTCACTACTGTGCGAGATGAAAAACTTTAACTCTCGCTTATCTAATTTAAGTCTTTGCTCTATAAGACCTAACTTTTTGAGCATAGCCTTATTCATTTTTTAAGCAATGACCTTTTTGATTTCATCTTCTTAGAAGCAGGCTTCAATACATTAAGAAAGAAATTAGCTTGTTTCTTTTGTAGAGGAGTACCGTCTTTAGCTAGCTTCTTAACTTTAGACGACTTATCAGAAGGCTTTCCACCAACTTCTTTAGTAAGAGCACCTGGACGCTTAATAGCACCCTTAATAAAATCTTTAACTTTCTTTTTGACTTTCATTTATTTAATCCTTATGCACTTGTTACTGCTTGCCAATCTGAGCCAGTATAAAAGTTAAGTTTGCTAGTAGTGCTATTAAAGATAACTTCACCTGCATAAAGTTCTTCACCTGCCAACGCATCACGCTGTGTAGTTGTATAAGACGGCGCTTTAAAGCCTGTAAGTGTTTTTAGTTGTGTACTAAGTGTGTCAGCTTTACTGTCTCTGAATGTTGTCATTATAAGTTTCCTTTGGTTTCTTGTTCGATAGCTTCAAGTCGAGCTTCAAACTCTGTTTGTTGTTCTAGTGTTGCGTAAACGCTAATCATATCACAACCTTTTTTTGCTTCATCAAATGTTATTCTACCGCTTGCTAACGATTTCAATATGTAATCTGCTTTAGATTTCCATCCTTCGCACTCGTTAAATCCAGGGAGCTTGGCAAATCTATCTTTAGTTCCAAGACCCATTTTTGCTTTAGTTATAAATTCGAAAAGATTTGTGTTGAAGTTCTTGTTTTCTAGGTTTTGACGTCCTTTTTCAAGATGCCAAGATAGGGAATATTGCTTAGCGCGTGTAAATGATTCGGAAAATATTTCATGTTTACTTGAATATTCATACAATGAATCGATATGTACATCACATGCGTCTGCCATTTCTTCGACATACATGCCTTTTTTGCCACACTCTATGACAATGTCGCACATTTCTTCTCTATACTTGGTTGGTTGTCCTGCTGTCATTTTCATTCCTATTAATGTAAATACAGTATTGTATATACAAACTAGTCAAAAAATCAACAACATGATGCTTATTAATCTGTCAATGGGCATATTTTCTCATATTTTGCCCCTATCATTTAAATTTTATATATGTGCTTGACTAATTAGTTAACGTGAGTTAATATATCAGTGTGGAATTAATTAGGGAGAAAACAAAATGGAAGAATTACTTGAGCATTACTGTGGTCATGTTGTATCACATAAAATCAGAACTAAATCATTAAAAGAGCAGATTGCATATATAGAGTATGTAAGATCTCATGATTGCATTAACTGTGATGAAGACGTTGACTATGCGCCTCAAAAGGTGATGAATGAAACGAATTGGAGTGCGATCTTATGAGTAATTTAGCCATCAGTCATGACAACTTATCGAATGACATCACGTTACATTCTGAGGTATTGGGTGTAGTTGATGAGATGAGGACTTTAAAGTTAGAAATTGACAAGCTTAAGAAGCAGTTTGACGTTAGAAAGAAGCTTGTGCAAGAGTACATGCAGGATAACGAGTCTTTATCTAATGAAAATGACCATATTGTCATATCTTGGAAGTATCAGATTAAGGACTATTTTTTATCATCCAAGCTTAAGAAGGAAGATGAGGAATTATATTCTAAGTACGTTGACAGTCGAATTGAGAGACGATTTATAATCAAATAAAACGATTTTACCGACGGTACCTCATCCTTAGTTAATTCTTTGGGTGGGGTATTTTAATTTAAGGGGAATAAATAATGTATATAATAATTTATTACGACAATGGCCAGCTATGCTGTAATTATGAACTTAACAGTGCTAATTGCGAGTTATTTTTATCAGGTCTGGATGAATCTGCTAAAGCATTAGTGCATAAATTTAACGAAATAGGAGAATATAAAAAGATTGTTAACTATGAGTATGTGAAAGTAGCAAAGATATTTAGTTAAAAGGAGAAAATAAATGCATGAAGAATTAAATAATGAGCATGACAATATAGGTGGTCTATACAATAAATTTATAATGATTTACTTCCCGTATTGCCCAGAGTGCAATGATGTTGTTGAGAAATATGATTATTTATATAAAAAATATCTTGATTTTTTGACCATAGAGTCATCATGTCATGGTGAATCAATTAAATGTAATATTTATAGGGGTGATCTTATACGTTTCTTGAAAACTAACGATGATGGGAATTATTCAGAAATTCGTGTTTCGGAAACTTTAGACATTAAAAATAAAGGAATTAACCTCATAGACTGTAGATATTTAACCTACAGAAAGAGATCTACATTCAACCCTTGGAGATATTAAAAATGATTACTAAAAATGACCTTGAATTATTGGAGTAATAAATGTGTCAAAATTTTTGTGAGATTTAGCCAGCGTGTTTGTGATAAAAGGTTTAAAAGTGATAAGACGTAATTACGAGGC